ATGTTCTCAAAGTATGATGTCTACACCACCGTGCAGTCCATGTACTGCTACCCGGATACGGATGTTCTGATCAACAAGTTGAACCTAGGGGATGAGGATTTTTATGGATTTATAAGAACGCAGCTGCATATTTTCAGATTTAAAAAAATGTGGAAAAAGTGTATGGAATGCGCTCCATTCATACACTGCTCATACAATGAAATGCAATATAAAAATTACGTAAAATATAGAAAAAATACATAAGGTGAACGATAAGGCGGACACACAAACTTTAATGAATCTTTTCGATCTCGGAGCGGAGCCATTCGATGCTGCGGTCTGTATATACACGTTCTGTAAGGTCTGCAATTTGGTGGCCGATAATGCGCTTTATGGCGTATTCATTAACGTTGGCGCGCTTTGCTATGGTGACGAACGTTTTGCGGCAGTCATGCGTATGATGCCGTGCGTCGAGTGCAAGACGGTTGATGACGACCTTGAACTGACGGGCATATAATTCGTAGTAAATAAAACTGAAGTCGCCTTCTACAAAGGTTTGAATGTTGAACAGCCGTGGAGATTTGAGCCTTTCTGCTTCGCGATAGTGCTTCTCGACAAGCGGGTAGATGAGGTGGTGGATGGGAACGATTCGGTCTTTTCCGGCGTTAGTTTTTGAACCCCCTCGGAAGGTTTGCTCCTCGAGGCTTACATTGGAGAGCTCCAGCTTTATGAGCTCTGAGGCACGCCAACCAGAGTAGCATTGGATCAAAATGATGTCTATGTAAATATTTGTTCCGGCAGCGCCCCACAAGATCTCCAACTCCCGATCCGAGAAACTGAAGTGCGGATATTTTTCAGTTGCCTTTTCTTCGGCAGACGGTTCGGGGAGGTTGAACATTCGCGCATAGTTCTTATCGGTCATTTCGTACTCGACGGCGTAATCAAACATCTGATTGAAGATCTTTTTCAGGGTCAACTGAATGTGATAGGTCGTGTGGTGCGTTATTCCGCGTCGGTCGACAAAGGTGCCGTTCAGCAAGGCGTTCTTGATATGAGGGATTCTAACAGTGCGCACCGGCATATCGTACAAGTCGTTTGCATACTTCCATGCGCTATTGGTCGAGGTGATATTTCCACTGCATACTTTTTTGGTGTATTCGTCGATCCAGCGCTCGTAAAGCTCCTGCATGGTGAGTATCTGCGTCAGGTCATAGGGACACTTGTTGTATTCCATGAGGGCTTTATAGGCATCGTTATAGGTTTTGAAATAGGCGACGGGATGCAGGAGCTTGACGATGGGTTTTCCCTCAGGGTTGACTCCTACGGTGACCATTACACGAAAAGGCTTACGAAGATTGCGTCCGCGCAGTTCGGTGATCTGGCCAAAACCGTTCGGAAGTCTGGCGTGACGCCTACGGGACTTGCGAACTGTACTGACGAGGCCGGAATGCAGCGGAAAGCCGCAATGAGGGCATATGGTCGCTTTGTCACTGACTTGCATTTCGCATTCTGGACAGGGTTTTAGCATAAGAACCTCCTTTAATTTTTACAGAATCGAATAATTCCAAATGAAAAAGCTCGGATGACCGGGCTTTTTTCTATTGTGAGTCATTCTAGGTTAAACGATTCCCACAGACTTGTCAACGCTGCGCCGCAAACTAAATAAAATACGGCACGCAGTCGACCGGTTTTGCCATTATTATCTTTTCATGCCTAAGACGTATCTGGATGCGCTTAGAGTAACATAAAAGGAGTACGATAGTATGGACAAAGCTAGGTTAAAATTGGGTGCTGTTCCGGTGAGGGTGGCAGCAAAGGTCTACGGACGTGATCCGGCATGGGTGAGAGCTGGTATCATTGCCGGATGGCTGCCAATTGGGGAGGCCACGAGAAACGGCAGGCGCGTGACCGATCTCAAGGAAATGAGCTCAAAATACGGGAGAATCAATTATTATATTTCGCCGAAGCTTCTTTTCGAGCAGACAGGCTACGAATGGAGGGGCGAAGAATGAAAAGAGAACGCGCGCAGCTGTCTGCCAAAAACCCCTGCCACATCCCGAAACATCGTTACTACGAACTGAAGCACTTCTGCCTGCAATACCCGGACTGGAAAAAGGCACTGGTTTTACTGGACGGTTGGAACACCGAACCGCGTGGTATTCCGGGCATCATCAAGGGCAGGCCGCCGGAAAGCCCGACAGAGCGGCAGGCCATCGCGAGATTATATTATTCCGGTCAGATCGCAATTGTTGACCGCTGCATTGAAAAGCTGGACCCGACGTTGGCTCCTTTTATATTGAAAGGCGTGACGGAAGGGATAGGCTTTGAGAAGCTGCAGGCGCAAGGGTGTCCCTGCTGTCGGGAAATGTACTACGAATATTACAGATATTTCTTCTGGCTCCTGAGCAAAGAACGGCAGTGACGCGAAAAGTTCTGTCTCTTTTATGGAAGGAGGTGAACGCTATGGAATACCTTCTGGCAAGAAGCGACAGACAGCTTGGCATTTGCCTGAGAATGCTGTATGACGAAGGTTACAAAAATTTGGTTGTCGAAAGCGAAATCAACGCTAAGAACCGAATGGAGTTCCACGTCAAAGTTAGAGCAGACGAACCCACTATGGCAAAGCTGAATGAACGCTATCAGACGTTAATTTCCTAAACCAGTATTCTGGGGAGCAAAAGATCTGAAACATGGTCTTTTGCTTTTGTTTTGCCCATGCTATAATAAAGAATAGGAGGCGGAAGACATGAAAGTAACATCACACATGATTGTTCCTGTAAAGAAAAACGGAAAATGGACGACCTATATCAAGGAGTTTGAAGAAGATATTCCAGACCTAGGACGGCATTGTCTGATGTGCAATTCTTGTGGGGAGCCAAGCTATCCTAAATGTATGGAAGACTGTGGCGTGGAGAGAGAACGTGTCGAACGCGAACAAAAGAAAGCCCAAGAGAAAATTGCCAAGCATAAAGTCGAGATTGATATTCTAGCCGGACTGGTACGAGATGGCCTTCTGAAAGTTGAAGATGCTGCACCGCGCGTGGAGATGACTGTGGAAGAGTTTGAAGCGGCGATGAAAGATTGATATTTACCCATACAAGAGCTTGTGAGAAATCACAGGCTCTTTCTTTTTTGCCTGTTCGTGAAATTTTCAGAGTCCTTTATGAGAGGTAGAGGGCATATTGGAGGATGATACTATGAAAGCTAGATATGTCATTGGAAAGAAACTTTTAGGGACTGTACCTTTTATGAAAGCTGGTAGTGCTGCAATTTGCTTGGTGGCGACAACCATGGAAGCATATGTGGCATACATCAAGCTGCAAAAGGCAAGAGAAGATTTGGATTCTGACAAGGCAAAGTGTAATAAGTAAATTAAAAACACGCCCTCTGCTTTTTGTTCGCGAAAATTTCATCTCCCTTTATGGAAGGAGATAGCTCAATTGGTAGAGCGCTGCTGGAATGCAGAGGTTACGGGTTCGATGCCCGTTCTCTTTCTTTTTTATTCTAGGTTAGCCAACGCGAACTTTTCGTATTCTATTATGGAAGGATGTCTTCTGAAAATTGAAAGGAGAATTTATTATGAGCAGACGAGTAAAGACTACCTACGATCGGGGATATGTGAACGCTATGGACAAGATCCGCGTATTCATCGAGAGCAACCAGAAAGTCATGTACATTGGTACGGACGAGTACAAAAACGCTCAAAGTGCACGCGCGGCCTATGTCAACGCAATCGCATTGATTCGGGCAAAAGGGATTGTGAGGCCGGCTTGTAATCATAACGACCTGTTCCTGATCCGGAACGACATCTAAGGCAGGAAAGAACTGTGGAGAAATCTGCGGTTCTTTTTTTTTATTTTCAGCACGCGCACGACTGTTTTATCCATTATTCTATTACAAAGGAGTTTTTTTGAAAATGTACATCATCATTGGAATCGCTCTTATCTGTGCAACCATCGGTTTCGTGGTTGGTTCTGCTGTTCGGTGGAAAATCGACTACAACGCAGAATCCATTGGGGCTCTCGTTGTAGTTAAGGCGCAGGAGGACGAAAACCCGAACCTGTTCCTCGACTTGGACGAAGAGCTTGTAGACTTTACAGACAAACGGTATGTAGTGCTCAAGGTGGACAAGGTGAAACCGCGAGAAAAACATACTGTTTAATGGAGAAAACTCCAAATATTGACTTGAAAAGGAGAAATTCAAAATGGAAGAACTGAAAGCAGTCCAGAACGAAGCGTTGATGGACGAAACGATTAAGCACGAGCTTGAACGAATCAAAGACTTGGAACCGGGAAGCAATGAGTACAAGGCTGCCTACGAGTGCGCTGCAAAGTTCTACGAAATTCGTGTGAAGGAAAAGACGAGTTTGGCTGACAAGAATGCACGAGAGGATGAGTTTCAGATGAAGAATCAGGAACTCAAACTCGAAGCAGAAAAAGCGGAGAAAACTTGGAAAACTGAAGTGACGAAGGTTATCGTAGGAGCTGCGTCGACTGTACTGGGGGCGTTTCTGATGATTCATCATGACCGGTTTTGGTCAATCTGTTCGGCAGGCGGTGTACAGGTGTTCGATGATCGCTATAAGGACGGCAAGATGATCTACAAGGATTACTGGAAAAAGTCTGTATAAAGGAGGGACAGGAGGGGCTGCGGAGAAATCTGCGGCTTCTCTTTCTTTTATGAGATACCATAATCTACCACCTGAAAATTGGACAAGCTACTATGGTCAAACGTACCGGTGCAATCACCCGGTCTATCGCATCAGTACATTATATTTGGACCATGGAAAGGGACTTTGTGTCATCCAACAACGTTTTAACGAGAAAACGAAATCCACCACATGGAGTGCTATTGACCCATGGCTGAACGATAAAATCTATCTGCATGACGGTTTCAAGGAGTATTTCGACCATCATGCGAAGAAGAAAGATGCGAATGGCTGCTATCCCACCGTCACGGTCCGGCAGATCATGTGGGCTTTACGCATGAAACCGTTGAAAAAAGAACGCTGGGAGACAGTATTTGATAGGAGCTTGATTTAGCCGCGAATAATTTCGAGTATCTTATAGAGGTGATATGATGGACGATCAAGACAAAAAGGAATTTGAGCAAGTGTGCTTTGACACGATGCACAGAATTATGGAAGCATATTTGGAGCAAGTGCATAAGTATCGGGTTGCTCATCCAGAAAAATTTACGCACCATATCGAAATCAAATTGCATAAGATTGAGGAATGAAAAAGAGCTTACGAGAGATCGTAGGCTCTTTTGTTTTGCTCGCGAAAACTTCGAGCTACTTTATGAGATGAGTTACATCTCGGAATTTCATACTATGGAGGTTTACTATGAAAATCAAAATTAACAAGCGCGATGTCGTACATGGAGCTATGGAACTGATTGGGTGCATTCTCATGTTTTACGGTTACGGCAGCTGTGTTCATGACCATGGCTATAAAGCTGGATGGCACAAAGGATACAGCCAAGGTAAAAGTATGCAGTCGAATGCTACCATTGATGCCATGACTGCAATGTTCGGCGAAGATGAGGGCTGGGCAATTCTGGAGAAACTGAACGACTACTACAGAATGAAAGGCTGGACGAAGTAACTCATAAGGCACGGAGCCGTGGAGAAATCTGCGGCTCTTTGTCTTTTTATTCTAAAATAAAAGGAGAAGAACTATGAAATTGGAGCTTATTACGCCCACCGCAATGAAACAGCTGTGCGATAAACCGGTATATATCGACAGAACTGTTGACAAGGATGCTATCAAGAAAATTGTGGATGACTTTATGCTCGGCGGACTCTTTCTCATGGAGGTCAAGATTGATGATGACGAGCGCATGATTCTACGCAATATTATCCAAGCGCTGAAAGACTACATTGAGACAAATGATATTCATGCAGGAGTTCATCAGCGTCAGGAGCGTATCTTTCTCCGAAACGATACTGTACCTATCGCTTTTGCGGCAGCTTATCCGAGGGCCATCGTCAACGCATCAAAGCGAAATCGGCTGAATTTTGAAACAGAAAAGAAAATATAAGGAGAAAAACATCATGGAGGACTTAATGCTTATCCGGTCAAGCTTTATGCGCCGAATCATTTCTTCGGCTATCAACAAGGCGATTGCCAAGCAGAAGTACGGTATCAAGGTCAATCTGGATGATATTCGGGCCGAATGGTCTGATAAGGAGCAGAAGGTGAAGGTTCACCTAGAACTAGATGCTGAGATGCCGAAAGCCGACCTCATGGATATTTTGAAGAAGGCAGGAATCTGTTGACGCGAAAAAATCATGCCATCTTATGGGGATATGAAATCTCAAAATTACATTTTGGAGGCATGAAATTATGAAAAAGATGGTAAAAGTGATTCTGGTATGCACGGCAGTATTATGTGCTATTGATCAAATTATGCGTTTTACCGGTCCGTATGCTGTAGCCCATATTTGGAACGACATGGTTCTGGATGGGAATTATGCGGCCGCAGACGCAATCAATGCGAAAATCAACAGCAAATATTGCAAGCGTGACCAGAAAGTATTTAAAGTCTTTACAGACTATTTCGCCAGCCTTGGTGAAAAGATGAGAAATTGTTGATGACAGGCACAGAGCCGTGGAGAAATCTGCGGCTCTTTGTCTTTTATATTTGAAAGGAGAAACCTATGAACCTCATGAAATCCTCGTCCCGATTCCTTAAAAAGAATGGCGGGACTATTCTGGCAGTGGCGGCGTCCGTGGGTGTCATAGCTACGGCAATCGAAACCGGGCGGGCAACGACGAAGGCAAAGCATCTGCTAGCAGTGGATGAAGCTCTGCGAACGTACAACGAAGATGAGCAGGGCATTGTGGAAGAGCCTCCAACAAAGAAGGAAATCGTCCAGACCTGCTGGAAAGCTTACGTTCCTGCAGTGATTCTGGGCGGCAGCACCATCGCATGCATCCTCGGCTCCAATGCACTGAACAAGAAGCAGATTGCGAGCCTGACCGCTGGCTACATGGTACTTGGAAAGGCCTATCAGGAGTATCGGCAGAAAGTGATTGAGAATTTTGGTATCGAAAAAGAAGCCGAGATTCACGATCAAATCAAAGAAGAAAAGCTTCCGGAAGTCCGTGAAAAGATGGAAGAGGAGAAGCTGCTCTGCTACGAGCCTATCTCAAAAAGATATTTCCATGCCACTGAGATCGAATTGACGGACGCTTTTTACAATGCAAATCGGTATTTTGCATTAAATGGCGAATTGTCAATGAACGATTTCACTTCCTATCTGCCGGGGTTGGACTTCACGCCAGAAGGGGATACACTGGGGTGGTGCGCAGAATACCTCACCAATGAATGGGAGTATTACTGGATTGACTTCAACTATTATAAGCAGACGACCGATGATGGACTGGAAGTCTACTATGTAGAAGCATTTCAGGAACCCATTAAAGAATTTCTGGATTATGATGCTATGAAACGGCATTTGAATTATAAAGGAGCATGATATTTATGAAGAACATTAACTGGTGGAAAGTTGCATCCATGGCGATGCTGGCAGCAAGCGCAATCATGGGCTTTGGCCATGACCTGATCGAGGACCAGAAGACCAAGGACGACCTGCGGGATATGGTTCAGGAAGAAGTTCGCAGGCAGATGTCGGAAAAGAATCTCTAATCGCGAAAATTTCCAACGCTATTATGGAGAAATCCTAAAAGAATTGGAGGTAAAAATTATGTTCGATCGTGAATACTTCAAGCAGGTGGATTCTGTGATGCTGGGCGCCTTAAAGGTGCTGGGGCAAGCGATGCTTAGCGCACTTGATGTGTTGATCTGGTACTTGCTCCTGCAGCCGATTCGGCTCTACAGCTGGTTGACGGATGACCCTGCTCCGGTAAAAAGGAGAGGAGCATACAAAAACCGCCATTGTGCGGAGGATAGGCTCTACTAAGAAGCAAAGGGCTGTGGAGAAATCTGCGGCTCTTTCTTTTATATTTTACGGAGGTATGAAAAATGAATCTGAAAGCATTTGGCAAGAAAGTAGGAAGGGGTATTAAGAAAAACCTTCCCAAAATCCTTGTCTGCGGCAGCATTGCAGGCATGGTTACGAGCGTAGTTTTCGCCGTCAAGGCAACTCCCAAGGCGATGATCCTGCTCGATGAGAAGAAGCAGGAACTTGGCACGGAGAAGCTGGATGTGAAAACTATCGTGAAGACGGCTGCTCCGGCTTATATTCCTACGGCGATTTCCATGGTAGCATCTGCAGGCTGTATGATTGGTGCCATGAACGAGAACGACCGGCGCAATGCAGCTCTGGCGGCTGCATATTCTCTGAGCGAAAGCGCCCTGAAGCAGTATCAGGAGAAAGTCGTAGAAACCATCGGCGAGGATAAGGAGAAGGAACTTCGCCAGACCATCACCCTCGACAAAATGGCAAAGCAGCCGGAAGAAACGCCGGTTATTGTACCGGCAGCCCGCGACGCATCTTATGACCAGCTGGTCGAGTGCTATGAAAGTTTCTCTGGAAGATATTTCAAGACGACCGTAAATGCACTGGATCGGGCGATGAACGGCCTGAACAAGCAGCTCCTGAGCGATTTTCGTGTGACCCAGAATGACCTGTTCGATTATCTGGGACTGGAGCACACCAAGAACGGCGACCTTTTGGGATGGGATACGGATTCCACGCTGACCATTGAAACATTCTACAGTTCCAAGCTGGACGAGGACGGAATGCCTTGTATGGTTCTGGACTACAGCACGCCTCCGAAGTGGCTGGGGTACTGATTCGCGAAATTTTCACCGACTGTTATGGAGGTATACTCCAACATTTATATTTTAATTAAAGGAGAATCACTATGGAAAACGAAATGATGAATAGCATGGACGCTATGACTGAGAACCTGACGGATGCAATGCCGGAGGTCGATAACCTGGTGCCCAGTGTGGACGAGAACCATGCGGAGATGTCGAGCGCATCTGGTAGCTTTGGCAAGATGGCAGTATTCATGCTGGCTGGTGCCGCAGCTTACAAGGGCGCTGAGCTGCTCTGCAAGAACGTACTCGTTCCTCTGTGCTACAAGGCAAAGAACTGGATTGACAGCAAGAAGGAGAAGGACGAGCCCATTGAAGCAGAAGTGACCGAAGTGGTGGAAACCGACGAAGAATAATCTGTTGGACAGCCGCAAGGGAGCCGTGGAGAAATCTGCGGCTCTTTTATTTTTGCAAAGGAGAATAACCATGGAAAAGAAAAATGACAAAAAGTTCAACTGGAAAAAGGCTGCAGTAATCGGCGGCATCTTTGCTGTGGGTGTGGCTGTTGGCGTTGCCGGGGATAAGGCTTGCATCAAGGTGATGTTTAAGAAGCACTATCAGGATATTCTGAAGGATTACCGGCTCCATATGGACACCGGAACCACTATCAAGGGTGTGAAAAAGGTTATCATCAGCATTACAGACAAGACGACCGGCAAGACCTTTGGCACTGCCTGGTTGCCTGAGACCGCAAAAGAAATCGGTGAAACCATCCTCCAGTACGCAGAGGAGGGTATGGCCAATGGCTAAAATCGAAATGCCTTCTAGCAGCATCAACTCTGCGGGCGAGCCTCCTAAGAAACAGCTGAAAAAGGTTACGACCGGTAAGGTGACCATCAAGCAGGAGAGCGAGATCCAGAAGCTGGCGCATAACTTTCTCGCAGAAGACCTGCAGACGATTCGCGAAAAGCTGTGGACGGATTATATTCTGCCCGGCATCAAGAACATGGTGTGCTCTGCGGTCAATATTGCACTTTTCGGTGTTGACCGTTCCCGCACCAATACGGGCGGATATTCTCAGCAGCGTAACAGCTATAGCAGCTACTACGCGAATGCAAACCAGAGCCGTCCTCCGCAGAACAACTATCGCCCGAACCGGCTGGACTGGCAGAACATCACCTTCGATAGCTATGCCGATGCAAATGATGTTTTGAACGAGATGGGCCATGCGCTCCACGAATATGGGCAGGTCACGATTGCTGATTTTTACGATGTTGTGGGAATTACCCGTGATGCTCGTGATTATCAGGACTGTAAGTATGGGTGGTATGACCTTGGGCCTGCATCTATCAAGGGCGTTCCGGGCGGTTACACTATCGTATTTCCGAAACCTGTTCCTCTGAACTAATTGAAAGGACTGATATTTTATGAAAAAGGAAGAAATCATGACTAAGGCAACGCAGATGTTGTCTAAGACTGCATTCAAGCTGAAGAAAGCAAGCCCGACCATTATGGTGGTTGGCGCTGCAATCGGTGGCGTAACTGCAACCGTTCTGGCCTGCAAGGCAACCCTGAAGGCACAGTATATTCTGGCCGAGCACAAGGCCAATATGGAGAAAATCCACGAGACCAAAGATAAGGTGGACTCCGGGGAAATTCAGCTGTCGGAAGGTGAGACTTACACGAAGGAAGACCTGACGAAGGACATCACCACGACTTACATTAAGACCGGCATGAAGCTCGCAAAGGTGTATGCACCTGCGATTGGTCTTGGCGCAGCATCTCTCGGCTGCATGTTCGGAAGTCATCATATCATGACGAAGCGGAATGCAACGCTGACGGCCGCCTACATCGCGCTGGAGCAGTCTTTCAACGGCTATAAGAACCGCGTCGCCGACCGCTTTGGCGAGCGGGTACAGCATGAACTGGAGCAGAATGTTAAGGCTGTGGAGGTCGAAACCAAGAAGGTCGATGAGAACGGTGTAGAGGAGGTCATCAAAGAGTACAAGGATATCGCTGAGCAGGCAGATGATCCATGCACTCTGATTTTCGATGAAACTGTGGACACGTGGGAGCGGGATGCCGACCTGAATCGGAACTATCTGCTCCTCATGGAGTCTGCAGCGAACAAGAAACTGCGTTCTCAGGGGCATCTGTTCCTGAATGAGGTGCTCACCATGATTGGCACGCACGGCGGTCAATCTCTGCGCACTCCTACTGGTCAGGTCGTTGGCTGGGTATACAATCCGAACGACACTTCGCTGCACAACCATGTGGATTTCGGCCTCACGAGCTTTGAATCGAGCGATGAGGCACTGAAGAGCTTCCTCCGTGGCGAGGAGCGTTCTGTCATTCTGCACTTCAACTGCGACGGCATCATCATCGACAAAATCTAACTGATATTTTGGAGGGACAAGCTATGACCAGATACGTAAAGACTCTTTCCTATGTATTTGCAGCCATGGCCGGAGTGTGCTTTGTATCCGGTCTGGCAGTCCTTTCTGAGTGAAAGGATATTTATGGACGGTTTAGAATCGGTGTTTTTATTCCTCGATTATTTGACCGACACGAAACGAAAGCGGCATCTGGTTGGAGGGGTCCTCATGAGTGTTTCGCTCTTTTTTGGAGGACTGGCCTTCACCATGATGACGATTAAAGGAGAAGAAACCAATGAAAAAACTGATGCATGATGCCTTGATATTTGTAGGCGGATTTGCTGCTGGTGTTGCCACGATGCACTTCCTGATGCGCGATACTTACAAGAAGCAGGCAGATGTGCTGGTCGAGGACGCTCGGAATCATTTTAAGCAGCGTGAGCAGGAACTGGATACGACCATCGAGCAGCGGGCAAATGAAAAGGCGTTTGATCTCGTGAGCGGCCCGTATTGTCAGGAGGAAGATTCTGAGAAGCCGACCCATGAGCCGATGGAGGCTATTGAGATTATTCCGAGCGACGAGTTCGGTAACGAGGACGATTACGAAACCAGCTTCCTGACCTACTATGCAGACGGCATCCTGACTTATGATAGTGATGGGAGCAGGGTAGAAGACATTGAAAAGGTGATTGGCCCTAAGGCTCTGGATAATTTTGGAGCAGAAGAGCCTGATCTTGTCCATGTCCGCAATCACAACTACCGGAAGGACTACGAAGTTCTGAAGGTGCGCAATAAGTATGCGGACTTGTATCCTAACTCCGGAGAGGAGTATGAATGATATTTAACGATATGACCAGTCAGTATTTTGACTGGCTGCGTGAAACGGTTTGCGGAAGATGGGAACCCAGAAACCTTTCTTTCCACAAGCTGCTTGCATTTTTATTTCAGCAAGACTTTATTCCATCCTGTGAGATGGATGCGAGTCGTGCTGAAGATGGGCGAGACCTGCGCTACCGATTCGCTCAGGAAAAAAGTATCCCATATGCAGCGTTGAACAGTGCAACGAGCGGGATGCCATGTAGTATGTTGGAGATGATGGTGGGGCTTTCCATCCGCATCGAAGAGCATATCATGGCAGATTCTGAAGCAGGAAACCGAGTGGGACAATGGTTCTGGAGCATGGTTGTCAGTCTTGGGCTGGCAGCTATGGATGATGTTCGGTTCAACGAGGGTCGCGCTCAATTTATCATCGACCGTTTCAATCAGAGAGCCTATCAGCCGAATGGAGCTGGTGGGCTTTTTACTTTAATAAGGCCGAACGTGGATATGCGACAGTTAGATATTTGGTATCAGCTGATGGCGTATCTCAACGAAAGCAACATGTGATGGTGTACGTATCGAAAATATGCATCCCGATGGAAGGTGTAATAGAGCAAGTTCTCCATGATTCCGTCGTTTTGATGCGAATTACAGCATGTAGGAATACCGAGCACATTGGTCGGCTGATTTTGGCAGACCTTAATTATTGGAGGAAAAGTAACTATGAATAACATTTATTACGAACTCGCACAGACTCAGCTGGCACTGGATGCCGCCCAGAAGGTGATTCGCCGCCAGAGGGGCAAGCTTTTCGGCAAGAACCTGCTGCTGGTAGGCACCATTGGTCTGTTCTGGACTGCCTGCAAGATGCTGGATGAAAGCGAGAAGAAGCGCAAGGCTGAAAAGGAACGCGCCGATGCTGCCGAAGCAGAACTCGCAGAGATGCAGTTTGAAAAGGACATTTGCTGCGATGGCAAGGCGAGTGTCACGAAAAAAGATGTCTGATACAGACCTCGTAGAAAGGAGGAAGTCAGTTACCAATGATTGATTTCCTGATGATTGCAACGCGCACGGGAAAACGCGGTGTAATCGAAATCTATCCCAAATTCATCATCAAAAAGTCCAAGGACTTGATGATTCGGGGTTCTGATTTCTACGCTATCTGGCTGGAAGAGCGAGGATTGTGGAGCATTGACGAACAGGATGCGCTTCAACTGATTGACCATGAACTGGATATTTACGCAAATGAGCATATGGAGCATATGGACAACTACCGAGTGCTCCACATGTGGGATGCAGAATCCGGCATGATCGACAACTGGCACAAGTATTGTCAGCGTCAAATGCGGGATAACTACCACACGCTGGATGAGCAATTGATATTTGCGAACACTCCGGTCAAAAAGGAAAGCTACGCATCCAAGAAACTTCCGTATGTGCTGGAACCTGGAAACATTGATGCCTATGATGAGCTGATGCGGACACTTTATTCTCCAGAAGAACGAGAAAAAATCGAGTGGTGTATCGGTTCTATTGTCAATGGCGATTCTAAGACGATCCAGAAGTTCATGGTTCTCTACGGTCCACCAGGCAGTGGTAAATCTACAGTGTTGAATATTATCCAGAAACTCTTTCCTGGGTATTATGCAGCGTTCGATTCTCAAGCGCTGGGTTCGGCATCCAATGCATTCTCACTGGAAGCTTTCAAAGCGAACCCTCTGATCGCAATTCAGCATGAAGGCAACTTGTCCAAAATCGAGGATAATACTCGCTTGAACTCGCTGGTATCTCATGAAACCATGATGGTCAATGAGAAATTCCGTAGCGCTTATGCCAATCAGTTCAAGAGCTTTCTGATCCTCGCCACGAACAAACCTGTCAAAATCACCGATGCGAAGTCTGGTTTAATTCGCCGCTTGATCGATGTGGTGCCAACTGGTGAGAAAGTCCCTCAGAAAAGATATTCTGAACTCTATGCCAAGACCGATTTCGAGCTGGGCGGTATTGCATGGCATTGCAGAGAGGTCTACGAGGCAAACAAACATCGATACGACGATTATATTCCGACACGAATGCTTGGTGCTTCCAATGACTTCTACAACTTCATGCTCGACCGGTACTATATCTTCAAGAAAGAAGACGGTATTTCCCTAAAGCGAGCATGGGCGATGTATGACGAGTATAACCAGCGAGCAAAGGTTGCCTATCCGTATTCGATGCGCGCATTCCGTGAGGAGCTGATGAACTACTTTGCGGACTACAAGGAACGCGCTGAAGATGTGAACGGCGAGCGAGTACGGAGTTACTACAGTGGATTCAAGGCAGACAAGTTCAAAGAATTTGCTGATCCTGCACCTGTTGAAGCGACTTTAAAAGAAGAACCATCCAAGTCATGGATTGACCTGAAACTGCAGCATTCTCTCTTTGATGATATTTGTAAGGATTGTCCTGCACAGTATGCAAACGAAAATGGCACTCCTACGCAAAAGTGGGAGAATGTCAAAACGTTGCTCAAAGATATTCTTACCTCAAAACTCCACTATGTCAAAGTCCCTGAAACCCACATCGTCATTGACTTTGATATTCCGGGCGACGATGGCAAGAAATGCTTTGAGCGAAATCTGGAAGCAGCGTCCAAGTGGCCTACCACCTACGCAGAACTGAGTAAATCTGGTGCAGGTATTCACTTGCACTATATTTACACAGGGGACGCAAGCAAACTGAGCCGTGTATACGATGAACATATTGAGGTCAAAGTGTTCACCGGGAATTCTTCGCTGAGAAGAATGCTGACCAAGTGCAATGATATTCCGGTCGCCAAAATCAGCAGCGGCTTGCCATTGAAGGGAGAAAAAGCAATGGTCGATGTGAAGCAGATTCAAAATGAGAAGCACCTGCGGGTACTCATTAAGAAAGCCCTCGCAAAAGAAATCAGTCCCTATACTAAACCCAGCATTGACTTTATCGCTCATATTATGGATGAAGCCTACGAAAGTGGGATTCCCTATAATGTGGACGATATGCGCAATGCAATTCTTGCCTTTGCCGTAAACAGCACGAACCAGGCCGATGCTTGTCTGAAAATCACGGCGAAGATGCACTTCAAGTCAAGAGAGGATGCTGAATCACAGGTTGATGACGGTGAGAAAGCACCCATCGTATTTTTTGACTGTGAAGTGTTCCCAAATCTCTTCTTGGTCAACTGGAAGTTCGCTGGAGAGGATAAGCCGGTAAATCGGTTGATCAATCCTAGCCCTACGGATATTGAGAAGTTGACACAATACCGTCTGATTGGCTTTAATAACCGCAAATACGATAACCACATGCTTTGGGCTTGCATGCTCGGCTGGAATACGGAGCAGCTGTACGCACTGTCGAACCGTATTATCAATGACCATATGGGCTTCTTTGGTGAGGCCTATAACCTGTCCTACACGGATATTTTCGATTTCTCGTCGAAGAAACAGAGCCTGAAAAAGTTCGAGATTGAGTTGGGTATCCATCATCAGGAGCTTGGCTTACCTTGGAACCAGCCGGTGCCCGAAGAGAAATGGGAACAGGTCGCGGAGTATTGCGACAATGACGTTATCGCCACCGAAGCAGTGTTCAACTCTAAAGATCGAAAGGCCGACTTTGTTGCGCGTGAAATTCTGGCAGATGTTGCTGGGATGACCGTCAACGATACTACCAACAGCCTGACTACGCGCATTATTTTCGGCAAGGAAAAGCACCCTCAACTGGTGTATACGGATCTGGCTACCGGCAAGTCCGATTCGGTGGTAGAAGTCGAGCCTGATATTCTGACCGACAAGAACATTATCAACGCCTTCCCGGGTTATGAGTGGGTCAGAGGCGAAGATGGTCGGATGCACAATATGTTCCGTGGTACTGATTTGGGCCTTGGCGGTTATGTTTATGCCGAACCCGGTATGTATTACAACATCGCCCTGCTAGACGTTGCCTCTCTGCACCCACACTCGGCCGTCGCTCTAAACTACTTTGGCGACTACACCAAGAACTTCAATGACCTGATGGATGTACGTATCTATGTAAAACATGGTGAGTACGACAAGGCCAAGAAGCTCTTTGGCGGTAAGCTGTCCAAATATTTGGATGACCCCGCACAGGCGAAAGCATTGGCGCAAGCTCTGAAAATTGCTATCAACTCGGTTTACGGTCTAACCAGTGCAACTTTCGATAATCCGTTCCGCAACCCCAAGAACGCCAATAACATTGTGGCGCTTCGAGGGGCTTTATTTATGCGCACTCTGCAGGACGAGGTGCAGCAGCGTGGTTTCACGGTGGCACACATCAAGACGGACTCTATCAAGATTCCGGATGCAACGCCTGAAATCATCGACTTCTGCATGGATTTTGCGAAAAAGTACGGGTACACGTTTGAGCATGAGGCTACATACGAAAAAATGTGCCTTGTGAACAACGCCGTTTATATTGCAAAGTATCTCGATGCAGATACAGCAAAGGCACAGTATGGCTATATTCCTGAAAAGAACGAGAAGAAGGGCGGTCATTGGACTGCGACTGGTGCTCAGTTTCAGGTGCCGTATGTGTTCAAGACGCTTTTCTCCCACGAAGATATTGTGTTCAACGACCTTTGTGAAACCAAGTCGGTTTCTAAGGGCGCAATCTACCTCGATAAAAACGAGGCTCTGCCCGAAGACGAGCACAATTATATTTTCGTGGGGCGCGTTGGTCAATTCTGCCCCATCAAACCCGGATGTGGCGGAGCACTACTGATGCGTGAAGCGGGTGTCCGAGACGATGGTGAGACGAAATACAATTCGGTCACTGGAGCCAAAGACTACCGCTGGTTGGAAAGTGAGATGGTCTATAACCTCCATCTGGAGGATAGCATTGACCGCTCTTATTTCGACAAGATGGTAGACGATGCAGCTGATACCATTACAAAATACGGCGATCTGGAATGGTTTGTATCAGACGATGATGGAATGCCGCCTTGGCAGAATCCTGATTTACCCTGGGGTGATATTCAGGACGAAGCTGCAAGAAATTATGAGGTGAGATAAATGGAAAAACTTCCCTGGAATCCTAGCAAAGACGTGATTAGGGTGTCGGCAAACAACCTGGGAATTGACATTGACAGGGCTATTTATACTGCGATGGCAATTGACTACTCCAGCCAGTCCACAGAGCAGACCAAGAAGAATGATATTGTGCGGCTTGGCATGTGCAATGTCAGCATCCGCAAGGTCATATTCAGCAATCCGGCAACAATTGTTCTGTGGTCGGATGGCACCAAGACTGTGGTGAAGTGTGGGCCTGATGATATTTTCGATAAGGAAAAGGGTCTCGCTATGGCTATTGTGAAGAAAATGGCAGGCAATGATAGCCGATTCCACAAGGTCTTTAAGAAGTGGTGTAAGCCGGATGAAACTAACGAGGATGCTGGCGCTTATGCCAAGGTGTTGAAAGAGCTGGATCAGGTGGCTGCGCAGACCAAGGATGGTATCGTGGGGTTGCTGGCAAAAATGAGTGCGGCGATGCACTAAAGAAAAGAGTAAAGGAGTTTCTATTATGAAAGCAAAGGTAAATATTGACAATACCCGGTTCATTTTCGACACCAATTTCTCCGGCGACCCGAACCGCGACCGTTACGGCTCGTCCCGGCGGCATGTGAACGTGGTCATCCCTACGGAGGAGCAGGCTCAGCAGCTCATCGAAATGGGGCTGAACGTCAAGCAGACCAAGCCGAACCCCAACTACACCTACGATGAGCCGTTCGTACCAACTTTCTACGTTCCGGTGACGGTCAACATGGACTCCAAGTGGCCTCCGCAGGTTTTCTGGATCACCACCACCGGCCGCAAGGTTGCCTGCAATGCTGAGAACATCGGTCAGCTGGATTATATCCGCGTGAAGAACGTGAACCTGCAGGCTAACCTGTATGAGAACCGGAACAACCCCGGCCAGTACACGCTGTACGCGGATATTCTCTACGTGGAGCAGGATGCAGATGCCGACCCGTATGCGGAGCGCTACGCTCAGTACGCAGAGCCTGCTCCTGAAGTGCCGTTCTAAGGAGGATACTATGGAAAAACTGTTTATCAGCTGTCCGATGCGCGCTCGCACTGCAGAACAGATCCATGCGACTATGGACCAGATGCATAAAATCGCCGAGGCTATTTTCGACGAAGAACTGGAGGTCATCCCGACTTACTTTGAGGGCACCCCTCCTGAAAAAGCCAATGATCGTCTGTGGTATCTGGGCAAATCCATTGAGAAAATGTCCGAGGCGGATTGCTTCATCGGCATTTTCGATGACCAGAAAGATTATGATGGCTGCATCATCGAGAACCATGTCGCCAAACTCTACGGTGTACCGCAGTATCTGGTGAATATTGCGTACGTAGCACCGGACATCATGGAGCGGCGTTTGCAGCATATGGTCTGATGGTATTTATCGAGTGCCGGGGTCGGTCCTCGGTTGAATGATCCAGTCGGTGAGTGCCCACGTCGCAAATGGCGTTCTCAGAGGAAACAGCTCGATTGATATTTTGATTTTGGGAGGTTGAACGTATGAAAATCTTGAGAATCCAGCCCAAGAAGTATCCTGAAGTTATTGAAATCGACGGCTCGCTCGAATCTCTTCAGAAAGAAGTGGCCGGCCCGATTCAGGCGGTCTACCCGTGGGATGATCCGGTTGCACTTATCTGCAATGAGGAAGGAAAACTGATTGGCGTTAACTTTAACCGGACTCTCATGGATGCAGATGGTACACCTACTGATGTGATTGCAGGTACATTCCTTATTGTAGGGTTGACGGAAGATGACTTCGGCGACCTTTCGCAGGAGTACATCGACAAATATGAGAAGCTGTTCCACGAAATCTGAGGCTCTTTTTATTTTGGGTCAGTAGCTTAGTCTGGCTGAAAGCTGGCAGCTCATAACTGCGTGATCGCGGGTTCAAATCCTGCCTGACCCACCAGAGGTGCAAGCCTTATATTTGAATAAACAAAGGAGAAAACAGCATGAGCGCAAGAAACTATGTCCCGGCAATGGTGAAATGGATGGTCGAGGAAGGTACCAAGAACACCTCCAGCGGCAACTGGATATTCACGAGCGCGGAAATTGCAGAAGCATTTCCTGTAGCCGAAAGCAGCGTGATTGAGATGTTTGGAGCAATCCTGACCGAAGTTTATCAGCATGAAGCTGTGGCGGAAGCAAATGTAAATTTCGAGAGCGACGGTTCGGCAACTTTCGATTTGACCTTCTACACAGATTACTGCCCGAATATCAGTGATGAAACAAAGGCTGGGTGATTTTCATGGGTGATAGCAAAGTTACAAAGCGCTGTGCAAAGTGTGGCGCTGTGATGCACAACGTGTCTGTGGCAAGGAAATACTGCGATTTTTGCAGATTTGGCTATGCAACCAATGACCCGGTACTGCCTTTGGTACATCCGAAGTACACTGGGCCGACTCTGCAGGAAATCATGAGAGAGGCTACCAAGGAGGGGCTTCAGTATGCAGAATATTGTAAAAAACACGGACTGCACTAATCACATAAAGGAACTCTGGAAAGTTTTTACAAAAGACGGCAAAGAACTTTTTTCCTACACGATTCGCGGTGAAGGTGAAGACGAGGAAGAATGCACCAAACAGCTTTTAGCTTATGAGAACCATTGCTATCCTAACCAGATTCATGTTCACACGGAAATGAGGTGATTGGATGGCAGGTATAACGCTCTATGACTACCAAAAAGATGCACTGGAACGAATGAAAATTGGCTGCATCTTATGTGGTGGTGTGGGAAGCGGAAAATCAAGAACCAGTTTGGCATTTTACTATACGCTCTATGGTGGCACAGTCAACACCAAAAACTACGTTAAGATGCATGATCCACCCGACTTGTGTATTATCACCACTGCGAGGAAGCGCGATACAGGCGAGTGGGAGGAAGAGCTGGCCCATTTCTATATGTCCACCGACAGCGACCTTGATATTTACAATCACAAGGTGGTTGTGGATTCATGGAACAACATCGGAAAGTACGTTGGCGTGAAGAACGCATTTTTTATTTTCGATGAGCAGAGAGTCGTTGGCAGCGGGCAATGGGTCAAATCCTTCCTGAAAATCACGAAGGAGAATGACTGGATTCTTCTGAGCGCTACTCCGGGAGATTGCTGGACAGATTACATTCCGGTGTTTATTGCAAACGGGTTCTATAAAAACCGGACGCAGTTCAACAATGAACACATAATCTATAGTCGTTTTTCCAAGTTTCCGAAAATTGACCGGTATCTGAACACCCAGCGACTGGTACGCCTGCGTGAACGGGTGCTTGTAGATATGGACTTTGAGCGACCTACTGTATCTCACCATGAGAATGTTTTTGTCGAGTATGACAAGCCTAAGTATCTGGAAATTTGTAAAACTCGCTGGAACCTGTGGGAAAACAAACCCATTGAGACCGCCAGCGAGTTTTGTTATTTGCTGCGGAAACTGGTGAACACAGACCTGACTAGGTCGCAAAAAGTTCTGGATATTTGCATGACCCGCCCCAGAGTCATAATCTTCTATAATTTCGATTATGAGCTGGATATTCTCATGAATCTGCCCTATGGCGGTGATGCGGAAGTAGCGCAATGGAACGGCCATAAGCACCAGCCAATCCCTGACGGTAAGAAGTGGGTATACCTGGTCCAGTACAATGCGGGCGCAGAAGGTTGGAACTGCATCAAGACCGATACCGTCATATTCTACTCGCAGAACTACTCCTACAAAATTATGGAGCAGGCTGCAGGCAGAATCGACCGGCTGAACACACCTTACAAGAACCTGTTCTACTATCATCTGAAGAGCAGGGCTGGTATTGATCTTGCAATCGGCAGAGCCCTGATGGAAAAGAAAAAGTTCAACGAAAGGAAATTTTATGGCATATAAAAATTGTCCGATGTGCACGAGATATGATTATTGCATGGAAGACGGGCGAGTGTGTGGCGTTACCGAAAAACTCATTGAACAATGGTTTGACGAAAAGCTCGAAGTATTAAACGAGACCCTCGATGTTTGTCGGCAACAGTCAGCATTTGGAAATGTTTTTCTCATGCTGTCTGATAGCGATATTGAGGCATTGAAATCGGGAAAGGTTTTGCACTGGGCGGGCGAAACGTTCAAATGCGGAATATTTGTTCGATATGAAGGAGTCAAGAAAAATGTGCAACCCATCGAAGAAAACAATCAAGAAAATCGACCGGATGCTGGAGAGCAGATGTAAGGAGCATAGAACGTTTGGAAATGCGCTGAAAATGTATATTTTTCGCAATCCTACTGAAATCGGCTTGGATTATGTAACATTCTGCGGCAAGGCTGGATATTTCATCGGAGTTTCACTGGAGGAATCTGGTGAGTACAACTTCTTCGGCATTTATTCGCCGGAGCAGGTGTTGGAGGTTGTCTGATGCAAAATTTGTCGAAGAAGCACTTGAAACAGATTTACAGGCGCAGGAACGGCTTTGGCGGAGCTACCGTTATGTTAAGCAAGTTCTTTCGTGCCGCTCCGAACAACCGGGCAGATTACAATAAAATGATGGACTGGCGCTGGAGCATGTGCACAAACGTTCGCTACATGATTCCGGGAGAAAAATTAAACGGGGCAAAAAAAGTAGCTCTGAGACATGAAGGACTTGTTAAGAGTGCTTATTTCTTAAATGCCGGTCTCGCAGATTTAGGAGCGACGATTTTAGATGCTACGTCTAGTATCAACAATTTTACATCAAATTTGAGAGGAGTATTTGAAAAATGAAAGAACTTGAAAAGAAAGTTGCAGAAGCCGAACTCAAAAAGGTTAAAGATGAAATCTTGACGTATGCCAACAAAGATGAACTGGCAAATCAGGTCGTTACACGGACAACTGCCGATCCGGAATTTCGTCACTTTATTGTACTGACGATACGGGCGATTACCCTGATGAGAACGCTGGAGGAAGAGAACAATGATTAAGGACTCTGGCGACCGCACCGAATTTGAAACCGGTGCCAAGCGTGATATGCATGCAGGAAAGGGGCGGATGGATCTTTTGCCTTGGTATGGCATCATGGAGGTCAGCAAGCACTGCGAAGAAGGCGCACTGAAATACGGCGAACACAATGTTGATAAGGGCATCCCGCTGCATTCGCTGCTGGATAGTGCTTCTCGGCATCTGGCGAAGTACATGGTCGGAATGGACGACGAGGACCACCTGCGAGCTGCCTGCTGGAATTTGCTTTGGGCTCTTAACCAGCGCGTGACGCACCCGGAATTGGATGATAGGTTTGTGCCAAAGATGAAAAGCTCGAACGATGAACAATTTATTACAGTTGTCTGCAGTTCCTGTGGTAGTCATTTTGAAGCGCCGACCGAATGGTGGGTCCGTAAAAGAGCACAGTATACCAATATTCCAGACGGAGTGATGACGACTTGCCCTCATTGTGGGAATGTAACAATCGTTCGGGAGGTGAAGCCTGATGAATGACTGGATGCGCGAAGTGGATTATGCAACCTACTGCCCGAAGTGCAAGAGCTTCAAGGTGCTGGAGACGGATGAACCCTGCAACGAGTGCCTGACGGAGTGTGCACGGGAGGGCAGCAAGAAGCCCGTGAAGTTCGAGGAGAAGACGCGAAAATAA